GTACATCTGCCTTGGAGCTTGCCTCCGACGTTTCAGGAATTTTATCATCATTGGCGAAAGCGCAACAAGAGCTTGTGAACGTCTGGCTGCGATCAAGCACGAGATCGACTTCAACGAGCACATAAATTTCCTGTTCGGCAACCTGCATGGCGAGGTGTGGAACGAGGACAAGGTGGTGCTTACCAACGGTGTGGTTGTTCAGGCGTTCGGGCGGGGGCAGTCGCTCAGAGGAACGAAACACGACGATGTCAGGCCTGACGCCTGCCTGATCGATGATCTGGAGGACGAGGAGAGTGTCGCTACACCTGAAGGTCGCGACAAGGTTCAGAGATGGGTCATGCGTACGCTGCTGCCAGCTCTCGCCCCGGGAGCTTGCGTGCGCATGCTCGCCAACCTCCTCGATCCGGATTGTCTGGCTGCACGCCTGCGCAAGACTGGTGTGTGGGAAGTGCGAGAGTACCCTTGGGAGTATATCTCTTCAACTGGTGAACGTATCGCCTCCTGGCCCGCCCGCTTCCCTCTCGACCACATCGATCGGGTCCGCGCCGAATACGTGAAGTCGGGAATGCTCAACGAGTACATGCAGGAGTTCATGGTCAGCGCGATGGACCCGAGTGCACGGACGTTCACCACGGCGATGCTGGCAGCTGCAACTCCTGGGCCGTCGACGCCAGGGCGGGTGCGCACGTGGGAGCCGGTCTACGCTGCTTACGATCCCGCGCGGACGGTGAAGGCATCTTCGGCGCATACCGGAAAGGTGGTGTTCTCATGGGTGGGGAGCAAGTTGATCGTGTGGGAGGCGGACGGGCAGCTGTGGCTGCCGGACCAAATTATATCCGACATTTTCCAAGTGGCGGAAGCGTACCAGCCTATCAGGATTGGTGTCGAGAAAGACGGGTTAGAGGAATTTCTGCTGCAGCCTTTACGAGCGGAAAGTACACGGAGACATACTATTATCCCTGTGGTGCCTCTGAGTGCCCCTGCCGGGAAGCTGGCATTCATCCGTTCGCTGCAGCCCTTCTTTACGAGCGGCGAGATCGTTTTTGCGAAAGACCTGCCGGTTCTCCGGGAGCAGTTGCTCTCGTTTCCCACTGGCAGGATTGACGTGCCCAACGCTCTTGCCTACGCCCTGCGGATGCGTCCGGGAGTGCCGGTCTATGACAACTTCGGATTCAAGAACGTCCAGGATGATCTGCCGGGACTGCGGGCTGCCCCTTATTATCTCGTCGTCGGAGCCACCCGCACCTGCACATCCGTTGTCCTATGTCAGATGGATAAAGGCGTGTTGCGTGTGCTGTGGGACGCGGTACGAGATTCCGATCCGGGTCTCGCCCTGGCTGATGTCGTCGGGATATCGAGACTTGAAACGGCCGGACAGACCCTGACCGTCTACGCCGGCCCCGAGCACTGGCGGCCCTACGATACCATCGGCCTGCAAGCGGCCGCCCGGCGCGCGCAGGTCCGCCTCTCGACCGGCGGCAGCGTCACCGTCGGTCGAGAGGAGCTGCGGCGGCGGATCGATGCCATGAGCCATAATCAGCCGGCCCTGGTGGTCTCGCCCCGGGCGCGGTGGACGTTGAATGCCCTGGCCGGCGGCTACGCGCGCAGTGTCATCAAAGGCAGGGACATTGTCGCCACCGATCAAGGTGCCGACGAGGGCGTATATAGAGTGTTGATGGAGGCCCTGGAGAGCTTCGCTGCCGTGATCGCGCAGACCGTGCATCAGGATGGTCTGGACAAGCCGAATTATGCTATAGACCCAACAGGTCGTAGGTACCTGTCCGCGCGGGCACAACATACACGCCGAGGCGATGGTGGCAGCGAACTCAAGCATTCGACTAGTTGACCAATCCGATCAAGAAGATCGGGATGGTAGAAAGTTGCGGAAAGATGTAGTTAATTACAGCCCGGCCGGCACCAGGAACGACCGCTGCGGCAACTGCAAGTACTTCATCGGTAAAGATAATTCCTGCGAGCTGGTCGCCGGCCACATCGATTCGAATATGTGGTGCGACCGCTGGGATGTCGAGGACTCCTGGCCGGCGCGCGACGAGGAGTTGTGCCGCGAGGAAGAGATAGAGAAGCAGGTCCGCAAGGCGATGCGGCTGGCCTCTGAAGGATTCAAGTCCCAGTGGGAGCGCGGCAATGACCAGCTTGACTGGTGGGATGTCTACGATTGTGTGCTGGGCGGACGACAGGCATATCAGGGCAATTCTCAGATATACATCCCACTTGTACATGAAGCCATCAACGCCCGTAAAACTCGATTTGTTAACCAAATATTCCCAAGATCAGGGAGGAATGTTGACTGTATATCATCTGATGAGAAGCCTTACTCGATAATGGCGTTGCTTGAACACTACATTAGGAAAACCAAGCTACGCACGCAAGTTCTTCCTGCTCTTCTTAAAAATGGTGACGTAGAGGGTCAGTACAACCTATATGTCAGTTGGGAGAGTTCCAGCCGGCACATTGCATACCGCCGTCCGGCGGTGATGGAGATCGAGGGTGAGGAGATCGAGTCCGTTGATCCTGAAGCTGAGGATGATGTCATTGAGGAGGAGACTTTCCACGAGCAGCCCGTGGTGGAAGTCCTGGCCGACAATGATGTCCTTGTTCTTCCTCACACTTCGGCTAGCGTGGGCGACGCGCTTTCGAAGGGTGGGATGGCCGTCGTCATAAGGAAATGGACGGAGGCGCGGATCGAGCGCGCAATCGATGAAGGGGAAATAGACGAGGAGGCTGGCGAGGCCATCCTGGAGGAGATGCGGGACAGTAAGGACGATCCCGACGCGCCGGATGCCGACAAGAAGCATGTCGATGCTGCGGGGATCACGCTCTCGAAGGGCGGCAAGTTTCTGGTCCTCTACGAAGCCTGGACCCATCTGAAGAGGAAAGACGAGCGGCGGCTGTGCAAAATCCTCTGGGGTGGCGGGTCGACCGAGCGCGTCTTGTCGGTCAAGCGGAACCCCTATTGGAACGACAAATGCCCGGTGATCTCCGCGCCGGTTGACAAAATATCCGGCAGTTTCAAGGGGATATCGAAGGTCAAGTTCGCGGCGGACCTCCAGTATGCCGCTAACGATGCGGTGAATGAGGGATGGGACTCGGCGGCTTACGCTCTGATGCCGATCGTGATGACCGATCCGGCGAAGAACCCGCGCACGGGGTCGATGGTGCTCAACCTCGCGGCGATCTGGGAGACCGACCCCAAGGCGACGCAGTTCGCTCAGTTCCCCCAGTTGTGGAAAGACGCTTTTGCCTTGGTTGCTTCAGCCAAACAGGAGATTTTTCAGCTTCTGTCTATATCGCCAGCCGCGATTGCCCAATCCACGGGAGGCCCAAAAACCAAGCGGAATCAGGCTGAAATTGCTGCCGAGCAGCAGGTCGACATTCTTTCGACCGCCGATGTCTGCACCAATCTGGAGGACGAAATTCTGACCCCGCTGTTGCGCTGGTTCGTGGAGCTTGATCATCAGTTCCGGGACCGGCCGTTGTCGGTACGCCAGTATGGTCAGATGGGTCTGCGGATGAACATGGAGGACGTGCCGCCGCTACAGATCGATCGCCGGTTCGAGTTCCGCTGGTTCGGGGTAGAGGCCGCGCGCAACACCCAGATGATGCAGCAGCAGATCGCCGCGGTGAACGTCGTCAAGGGCATCCCGCCCGATCAATACAAGGGGTACACGCTCAACTTAGTGCCGGTGATCTCGCAGTTGATCGAGAATTCGTTCGGCCCGCGGCTGGGGCCGGAGATTTTCAAGGACATCAAGTCTCAGTTGACGATCCCGCCCGAGATGGAGAACGATTACCTGATCGAGGGATTGGCATTGCCGGTCCATGAGTTGGATGAAGATCAGCAGCACATGCAGATTCATCTGCGCGCCATGCAGGACGGTGATCCCAGTGGGGCGGTGCGCGAGCATATGTTCTACCATAGGGTCCAGATGCAGAAGAAAATGCAGATGGCCATGGCGTCGATGCAGCAGATGCAGCGTCCTGGGGTACCCGGCAGCCCCGGCGGTGCTGGCCCGGGCGTGGCAGGCACACCACGCCCGGGCGCTCAGGCCGGTCTGCCGCGGCCGCAGGGACCGCCTGGGATGGTTCATCCTGACCAGATGCAGGGAACACAGGAGCCTCGGAGATGACCAACACACAGGCAGTGATCATTGCGATCGGTATCGTCCTTGCGGGGGCAGCTATAGGATGGGCGCAGCAAACTAATCCTGACTCAGTAACCGGTTGTGTTTTCTTTACGACCCCTCCGACATTGCAAAATGGGCAGCGCGGTGTGTTGACGTGTGATAATACGGGAAAATTGCGGGTTAATACAACGTAAGGGGGTAATATGCCCTATACTCCTAAAACAGTTACCGAGATATTGGCTGAGATTGAAAGCAATTTCGCCGACAATACGACTTATCAGATTACGCCTTTTGATGCACGGCAGGTGTTGGAGGATATTGCGCAGTCGTATGTGAACATCAATGATGCCGGTGGAGGCGGCGGAGGCGGTGGAGGGATCACGCTCGGGTCGCCGATCCATGGTGGCAGCGTTTCCAATACGATTTTGTACGACAACGCAGGGAATATTGGTGAGGCTACCGTTGGCGGCGGTCTGCTGTTGTCTGGCGGTGTTTTGTCGGCACCAGGCAGCAGTGGCGGTGGGTCTCAGGTCGCTGATATTCCTTCCCTGCGTAGTCTAGCGCCTCCTGCCGGTGTGGCTACTGTGTGGGTTCAGGACCCGGTCCGAGGTCAGAGCAATTTCGATTGGATTCCAGGAAATCATTCGGGAACTGGGACTGCGCCTGATTTTCAATGTCCACATGATCCGGGGATGGGGATTTGGGTACCGCCGTTTTCGCCGGGGGATGGATCGACGGGAGCCTGGAAGCGCAAATACGACGGCACCAAGGTCCGTGCTCGATGGTGGGGCGTATTGTCGGATGGCGTCGTCGTAGACCCGTTTGGCAGGAGTACTAGTTTTGCTGTGAGGAACGCTTTTGCGTCCACAGCGTCAGGGCATGTTGGGGAGCTTCAGCTTACTTTGTCGTCTAATCAGGCGCTGGCTGAAGGCTGCAGCGTTTATGTTACCGGCATAGGCGGCATTACTTATACAGCATCAGCTGATAATTATTATTTAGTTCATAAACTTGGAGACAATTATAACATAACCCTTCCCGGCACAGGACCGGTTTCCGGCACTTATACTAAGGGCGGTAACGTTGCGGCGCAGATGAAGGTCACTGCAGCAACTGCGGCGACAGGCTTGACGCCGCCTCTGAGTTGGCGCGGAGCCATCACAGGTCTTGGGGCAATTACTGGAGGATCAGGCTACACTACCGCAAGCAATGTGGCTTTGGGTGGCGGCTCTGGAGCCGGGGCCACTGCCAACATTACCGCGTCGGGCGGTGCTGTGACTGCGGTTACGATCGTACATGCTGGGTCTGGTTACAAGTCATCTCCTCCGGACTCCCTGACTATTCCTGGCGGTACCGGAGGCTCAGTCCTGGTTTCTGCAGTCAGTGCTGCGTCTGCGGTCCGTTACACGGTCAACAGCACGGTTGGATTGACCTCGCCGCCTAACCTTGGGCCGCCTCCGGATTGGGGTGACTGGGTAGGTGTTTATGGGACGACAGTTGCCGACACTCCTGGCACTGCGCCATTTCCGAATGTCAACCCCCAGGTAAATGTGATCGATGGCACTCACGTCGATGTCTACAATTCTCAGATCATAGCGGGTACTTTCTCCACTGGGGTGATGATCAATCAGCATGTTCTCGGGCCATGGTTCTCGGCCGGGACTGACAATACCCAAGGCCTGACCTATATGCAGAACTGGGCCATCTGGCACGCTGCGTCAGGAGGTACGACGGTACCAGGGGCTCCGATCGTAGGACAGCCGTCACCTGAGGTCACCTACGCCTTTGAGGACGGTGTTGTTCTCTGGTCGCTGGCCACGCCTGTCAACTCGGTGCCGATCCCTGGAGGCAATAGTGACGGTTATTCTATAACAGGGTTCTTCCCGACGCCTCAATCCACGTATTTCTGGGCTGCCGGGGTGGCCAATCTTACCATGGAGTGCGACAACGGCAGGGTCACCATTGCTACTGTGAATAACCATGAGAGAAATGGGTGGGACTATCCTTCGTTTAACTGGGAGCCCGTGGTTCCTATTTACCGAAATATTGGTTTCATTACCCCCGGCGCGAAAATACAGACGACGGTGGTTGGATCATCGACCTGCAAGGTTATTAATACGGCCGATCTCAGTGTCTTCAACATCGGCCAGATCATTTATATGACCAGCTTCGACGTGCAGTTCTCCGGGGGTCCGCCCAGTGCTCAATTCTTTGAGTACCATCGCATCGCTGATATCGATGCTGCCACTGGCGTCGTTACGTTTGAGGAGGCGATTGAATATCAACACAGGTCGGATTTCCCAGATTATTCCGTTCCTGGCGCCAGCACTCCTATCGGCGCTGCTCGGATTTGGGCCATGTCCGTATTCTGGGATGGACGGACGGAATATCGCAATGTGACTTGTTGCGGGCTCAAGGGTGTTTTGAACAACGGAGGTCTTCCCAATAGCCAATATGTAAGCATGGCCGGACGGGAGATACGTACTTATAACTGGAAGGGTGCTGGTTTCTCGGAGTCTCTGGCGTGGTTTATTACGCACTACGATGATGAGTTGGAGTTGGTCGGCGAGATTGATAAGGGGGTTTCTGATCTTGTCTACATCAATTGCAGGTCGCAGAGTTTTGGATTGGTGTGCCAGAGCCCGACGCCCAAGCGATTGACGGTTATCGGTGGGAGCTATGCTGGTCTGATTGGCTGCGGACAGCACGTCCAGGCGTACGGTGCAAGTTTCGGAATATTCGCGCCTGCACTGACCGATGGGTACAGTTACGGCGGTGTTTTGAGCGGATGCAGGATTTGGGACGCTTCTATCGGTGTATCTAATGGCAACCTGACCGATGTTAGACAATTAAACCCTCTGCAGGGTGACTTTCACACGGCGATCACTGCGTGGGCCATCTCAGGTTCGGACACAAATCTGACTGTCACCAGCACAACCGGGTGGCCGGCAAGTAGTGCCGGCGCTCCGAGGTATTTCCTGGTGACAGGTACCGGCACGTCGCTGGATAACGCCTATCACAGTGGCTATGTGATCACGCCAGGAGGAACTACGGTCAAGCTTACTGGCGTTACCATTGCCGGCACAGGGACAGGGACCATCAAGGACGTTACTCAACCGTGGTACGAGGTCGTGTCTAATATCGGTCGGATCGGCATAAACAAGGCGCTTGCCAACTACAATATGCTTTATTACGCAATGATCCCTGGCCAGACCTTCGGCCTGGACGTTGTGGCCGGTTATGAGTATTACGCGATTACCGGCTATTGCGCTGGAATGGTGCTGAAGGTGTATGAGGACGCCAACAACTATTACATGGACACGACGCTGAGTTTGCCAAACCTGACGCTGCCGTTCGGAACATTTAATGGCAGCTACATCAAACTGGGTGCTGGCGATGTCACCATTGACCAGTGCTTCGGAGGTGACTTTGCGCGAAACGCATCTCGGGCCTGTGCGCAAGGACACTCTTACGACGAGTATTTCGAGTACGTGTTTAATGCATCGGGCTCGTTTGGTAATTTGATTGGCATTGGCGGTGAACTTAAGGAAATTCAGGTTGACGTGCAGCAGAAATCGTCGGCCGGATCAGCCAGTATTCAGATCACGCTGTTGACGGCTGATGACAGTGCTGGTGTCAAGCTGGACACCAGTGGTCCTAACAATGGTACGGTTATTCAGGTGGACTTGACGAAGGTTGGATTGCGGAAGATCAATAGAGACGGTACTGATTTGCAATCGACAGATACCTTTACGGTTTATGGAATAACCGGGACTCCTGGCTCCCTGCCTCCAAACCGCATCATTGCGAATGGTCCGGGAATAGTAAACAGTGATTCTGGGCCGGTGAATGCCCTGACTATCGTAAAATTGATATTCGACAGCAAGTATGCTCGGAGGGGAGCGACCTATGCGACCGACTACACCATCAATCATCAGCCGCTTATCTCAATAACCGGACCTGTGCCATGACCCCATACCGAATGAAATGTGGCGAGTTGGCAGATTACACTCCGAAAGGAGATCGGCCGCCGCTTGATGACATGTACACCTGCCGTGGTTGCGGCGTTGTGATGCCTCGAAAGAAAATCAGGCCGAATATCGTCCGTTGTTGGAAAGAGCATATGCAGTGGTTGGATCGTGAGCAGAAAGAGCATCATGCCCGGCTGCTTGCGGAGGGCAGCAAATGACGAAGACGGTCGTTGCCGATGTGATCGCTGCTGGCGCCGCCACTTATCTGCTGCCGGCCAGCTACGGCACTGCTGGGCAGGCGTTGACTGATGTTAGTGGGAGCGGAACGCCAAGGGCGCTTAGCTGGGCGTCTGCTGGTGGTGGTGGGTCTGGAACTGTTACAACGGTATCGGTAGCAACTGCACTTGGAGTTTCCGGCTCTGTTACCAATCCGACGACTACGCCCGCGATTACTATTACTCTTGGTGCCATACAGCCAACGTCTGTAAATTCGACTGGTAATATTACGCAGACTTCCGGCGGCCCTACAGTTAGTGGTTTTAAGGCGGGAGGCACCTATGGAACGGGGGGTGGTTCTGTTAGTACTTCTGGAACGGTGCTGGAGCTGCAAAGCTACTTTTCTAGTACTGGCGTTATGGCTTTATTCTGTGATAACAGTGGCGCTTTTCATTTTTTTTGGGGCAGCACGCCAGCTACTTCCCAACAGGTACTAGCTGTTGGTAGCTATTTTAATATTCTTGCTCCAGCGTTTTCTTCGACCCTTGGCATTGCCGGTTCCGGTCAATCCAATCCAGCGTTTTCATTTGACTTGACTTTGGGGCAGGAGCTTGGGTTTTACGTTAGTGCTGGTCCCATCGTAAAAGTGACGATGGCCAGAACAGATATTGTAGGATGGTCATCCACAGGGGAGACAGTATACACAGGCAATCTAATTTTGTCGAATGTGGCGGCAGCAGCAGCTGCAGGTGGTGTAGTATTTAATGTCAAGACAATTGCTACGCTACCAGGAGCGCCGACGGCTGGAACAGTCATGGTCATTAGTAACGGTCAAGCAACTCCAGCTAAGGGTGGGACTGTTAGCACCACCGGCAGCACTACTACGACGGTGATCTATACCGGCTCAGGATGGGTGTACGCATGACACGAGAAGAATACATCATCAAGGCTCTGACCGAGCAGCGGGACGAACTGGCGAACAAGATGGTTCTGCTGGTGGCGGAGGCAAATGTGAAGTTGGAAGAACTTCAACGGAATCTGGATGAAATGGAGAAATCCAAATGCGGAGAATCGCCATCAGCTCAGGTCATGGACTTAAAATCCGTGGCGCGTCAGGATACCTCGATGAGGTCAATGAAGCCCGGAGAGTAGTCGATCGCGTTTACGAGCTGCTGCACGACGCATCCGTGCCGTGCGTCAAGTTTCATGATAATGTCTCGACTACGCAATCGGCCAATCTCGACCGTATTGTAAATTGGCACAACGCGCAGACGCGCGATCTCGACGTTTCCGTACATTTCAATGCGTACAAGCCTACCTCCAGTCCGATGGGAACCGAATGTCTGTACGTTACGCAGCAGTCGTTGTCGGCAGAGGTTTCTGCATCGATCGCGTCGGTGGTCGATCTTCCTGATCGTGGGGCTAAGAAGCGCACCGATCTCGCATTCCTCAACGGCACGGCGATGCCGGCAATTTTGGTCGAGACGGTATTTGTGGATAGCAGCGTTGATGCGTCGCATTACCAGCAGCATTTTGAAGATGTCTGCTACGCGCTTGCCGATGTCATTGGTGACGTGACGTTGGATGGGCCTTCAGAGCCGCCGCCGGAGCGGCCCGAAGACCTTCCTCCGTTACCTCTGTTTCGCGCGAGCGGCCCCTGCAGTTGGTTCGGCGGACCTGAGGATACCGGGGTGGGCGCGAGCGAAGGCTTGGCCTTTATTTACGAAATTGGTGATGCGCCGCATTTGTTCCTGCCCTATCAGCCCAATGGGACGACGGGGCTCGCGCGTCGGCTCAATCCACACACGCATTTCATTGCGTGCCGGTGGAATTACGACGTGACGCCTAAGCCTAGCTTGCTGGAGCATGTGGCCTTGGTGCGGAACCCGGCTACTGGCGTCGCGTTGACGGCTTTCCCAGCGGACTGGGGGCCGAACGCAGATACCGGCCGCGTGGCTGATCTTAGCAAGTGCCTTATGGACGACTTAAAATTGACGACTGACGCTACGGTGGAAGTGATTTATCCCTACGAGGTCTAGGCATGAATGCACAGGAATTGCTGATTTTAATGGTGGTGTTCGCCGTCATTGTCTTTTTGTTCATGATCGCCTTGGTGACTTTGGTGCACCCGGATGCAGGGAGTCTACCCCATGAATGCCGAGATCATCAGCAAGACGGTCGAGGCCGCGCAGAGTGCGATCGA